CAGGACGCTGCCGAAGGTGCTTGACGTGATGCACGATGTACCCCTTGCGGTAACGCCCAGCTGCCTTGCAGTGCTGACACTCGTACCGATCCAGCCGGAGGACTTCCAGCCGCAGCGCCCGCCACTCAGGCCAAGAATAAAATTTATACTCATGGCCCGCCGCCAGCAGTGAGACCAGCTCCTGAAGTCTTGCGCCGGAGATACCGGCACCGGCCAACTGTTCCACGGGCTATCACCTCTGGGCAAAAACAAAAGCCGATGCCAATACCCGCCGCAACGGCGGAGCATTAGCACCGGCTACAAGAGCACAGGCCAAAAAACAATGCAAAACAAAAACCGGTACCGACGCCCCCAACGCTGGGGATCATCGGCACCGGCTAATCATCGAGCACTGGCCACGGTCAATTTTCACGAGATGGATTGCTTTGCAGTTTCGGCACCAGAGCTGGAGATTATCCGCCACGGTGTCCGGTCTGATTGCCTGGCTGGTCTTGTGTCGGCAGACCGGGCAAACTGCATATCCATCCTTTATGGCAAGTTTATCACCTTTTTTCATCGGTTGCAAGGCTTTTCCCTCACTTTCTTGCGGTTGTCCGTAAATATTCACTAGGTTTCAAGAGGATAACGTTTCTATAGTAGTATAGACTAAACCTTGTTATTAAAATAAAAGCGCTATTTCTCCGGGAGCAGATACCGGCTGTAACCATACAGCCCCCAGTCTCCCAGCTGCGGCCGGTCCCGGCCCTGCATGGGCAGCGGTGTGGCACCCTTAGGCAGCCGCACCATGCCGCTCTTGCAGGTGGTCACCTCCGGAGGCGGTAGGTACTTACTCAGTGCCCGTGAGCAGCCCCAGGGATGCCGCCCCACCTCCGGGACCTCCTTAGTGAAATAGATCGCCAGCCCACGGTAGCCGCTCTCTGACAACACCCTGGCCCGGTTAAACGGCTTGTCATACGCAAAGCCGAACGTCCACAGATATTGCACTACAGCCGGTGGGAAGTCCTGGTCCCGCAGAAATGCGTGGATATGGAGTCGCTTGTCTCCGTGTAGCCCCTCAATCCGATAGACGTAGAAATCCACAGGCCCGCGTTTCCATCGTCGGAGCCGCTTGAGAAAGGCATCCCACACACGCTCCACACCAGCCCGATTTGGCGGCAGATGGGCATCGTCAAAGGTCAGATCGTAAAAGATGCCGTCATAGCCAAACAGCGCCAGCCGCAGTTCCAACTTGTCCAGACTGGTGCGGCTGAGGGCCGGCCCGCACCGGCCCCGCACCGCCCCCGGCCCGTAGCGGCGGAGATATCCGTAGTTGTCTGTCACCAGCGCCTTGACCAGCGGCCCCGCCCGCTGCCTGACGCATACAAACGGATCAGCCATCGGCAGGAGGCTCCGCACAGCTCAGGCCCAGCGGCTTACTGTCGCCCTCTCCGCAGATGATCCCATCTCGAAGGCTTTCCATCAAACGCTGCTTGAGTTTGAGGCAAAGATTCAGTTTTGCGCATTCCACATGCGTATGAACTGCCACACAGCCAGAATTACCATACAACCGATGCTCAATGACCGTTGAGCGTTTTCCCGGGCAGTCCTTGCAATCTGGCAAGCCCATATACGGTACACGGTCAATTTCCATTGGTTCATAACTCATTTTTCCAGTTTCCATGCCTTACCTCCCGTATTTGATCTTTTTCGCGTTTGGATACCGATCCGGAAAACGGATCAGCTCCGCCTCCCGCCGCTGCAAATAAGCGGATTGTTTAGCTATCCCCGCCGTCCTTTCTCTCGCCGTCCATCTTGGCCCCGCATACAGGACAGTAATTCCAGTTGTTCAGGTGATACTCGCTCACCGTCAGTGCGCAGCCGCACTCGGTACACCTGACAGCAGTCCCGCCGCCCGGAAATGTATACCGCCCAGAATCATCCCACCGCCCATGCACCACCGGGGCCACGTTGGCGGCCGTCTGTGCGTCTACCTCGCATATCACATCTTCCAGCAAGCCGCAACCGTGTACGTCATCAACGTCAGCATGAGCATCGCGCCAGCCATCTAAAATCTCGCGCAGCGCCTCCCGCTCAATGTATTCAGCCATCCTCATCCCCTCCAAATTCCGCCTCGTACTGTTCCGGCGTGATAATCTCAATATCCTTTGCGGAGTAGCCCAAGGTGTCGAGGCATATCAGCTTCGCCAGTTTGTCTTTGTCAAGGGCCGCCGCAGCGTCCTCATAAGATACGCCGGGTTTTGCCTCAAATCTGATTTGAGCACCAAACGCCCCAGCCACGCTAAAGCAGATTTTATATTCAGCCATTGTCAGCCCTCCTAAAACAGTTGAATGTGCTTTAGACCCTTCTCAAGGTCATGGCTCTCGTCGAACCGTTTCGCATCGTCCGCCGTGTGAACGTTCGCCAAGTCCTCACGCGCTTTTGCGATGCGATCACTTAAGGTTTGGATCTCTGCATCCAATTCTGCGAGAATCGCAAGCAGTTCATCTCTTTTCTTTTCAACATCCATCCTTCATCGCCTCCACATAGCACCAGCTTTGGGGCGGGCGCTTAATATACAAGCTCTCTTTTCCACAAGTGCCGTTGTTTTCCCAACAGCCTTACTCATCCTTTATCGCCTCCATTCTGAGCCTCGCTCACGGTGTTCCCGCCCATGAAGTTTCAAGCCATTTTTCAATTTCTTCCAGAGTTCCCGGCAAATCCGAAACACCGGCAAAACGGTTCAGTGCCTCATCGTTTCGGAATTTGAGCAGGACACCCGCCAGTTCCGCGTCTGTCATACTCCGGATTCGATCTGCAATGGTAACAGGCCATGTGCAAAACGGGCACTTTTCGATTGCGGCGCAGTTTTCAAAGTCATAGCCCATCTGCATGGGGCAGTTTTCACCGGTGCATTTTTTCATAATTCCACCTCCGCAAGCCAGAATTTCTTCCAGCACTCCTGGCAAGGAATCCCCTCGCATTTGCCCGCCAGCTTGACGTCGAGGTCGCAAGGGCTGACTATCGGTAACCCATTCGCTTTTTTAACACGTGCGGACGGGAACAGCTTCAAGAACTCGCTCTGGCGGGTTTTGATAGGGTGCTCGGCGGCCCACTTTTCGACGATGGCAACGGCCTCGTCCGGGTGGGTTTTTCTCCAGACTGTGCAGGATTCAAACCCGCTAAGCCTTTTCTTGAACTCGCAGTTGCAGCACTCACAGTTGCACATTCTGCTCAATGTTTTCAAATACTCCACAGCATCCATCATTCCACCTCCGGGCCTGACGGCAGCGGCATCCAGTGCGTGACGGTGCAAGGCAGAGCCATGCAGAGCCACTTTTTCGCTTTTGCGTGATAATTGCCGATGTCCACGCCAAAATCAGGGCTGTAAATCATGTAGTTCACAAGCTCCGCAGTTTCATCGTTACGCCACACCTCCGGCAGCCGCTCCTCCACCGGGATCCAACGCCGTTCAAGCAGCTCCGCGCTCTCCTTGGTCACCAGCGCAGCCGATTCCCGCAGTTGCTCGTTCTGCGCCCGCAGCTTCTCAATTTCCTGCTGAAGTGCTGCGATGTGGGTGATCTGGTTGGCGATCCGGTCGGCTGCGGCAAGCCCCACCGCGTCAACATCGCAGGAGGACCACTCTGTCAAATTGACTTTTCCCGCCAGATCTTCCGGGACCGGCTCCGTTTTGTAAAACGGACATTTCTTGCAGTCGCCTATTGGCCCGCCAGCTGTTGAAACACATCTCAAGGCATTTACGAGTTCTTGATCTCTCAAAACGGCAGCTCTCCTTCCTCATCCTCCAGGATCTCCCGGAAGTCCCCTGACGCAGGCGGGGCGGACGCTGTGTCCGATTCGGACCGCTTGCTATCTCCGAAATACACATGCTCCGCCACCACTTCGGCGGAGCGCCGGTTGTTGCCGTCCTTGTCCTTCCAGTCCCGGAGCTGCAAGCGGCCCTCCACCACGGCCATGCGGCCCTTGGTAAAAAACTTGTTCACGAAGTCCGCCGTGGAGCGCCACGCCACGATGTCCACGAAGTCCGTCTCCTTCTCGCCGGACTGGCCCTTGTAGTCCCGGTCAACCGCCAGAGAGAAGGACGCCACGGCGGTTCCGTTTCCGGTGTGCCGCAGCTCCGGGTCACGGGTCAGACGGCCCATCAGTACGATATGATTCAGCATGATTTGTCTCCTTTTTTCCAGCGGCCCGGCATATAGCGTCGCCGCCGGTCACGAATGTATTCCACCATGTCCACCCACTCCTTACGGGACGGCATGGCTGCCAGCTCTGCCCTATGGATCGCCTCATAGGCCGCCCACCGGGGGCAGACCGCCGGATCGTGACATCCGATCCGGCGATCCGGGCAGGCCAGACACGGCGGCGCGGTCATAGGGCCACGCCCTTGGCCACTACCGTCAGAAAGATCACGGCAGCCACGGCGGCCGCCAGAGTCAGCACCGGGAGGACCCGGCTTCTGCGCTTCCCGCGCCCTGTGTATCGGATCATGAGCCACCGCCTTTCTTCGACTTGTCGATCAGCACAAACAGATCATTCTTCGCTTTTCGATCACACTCCGTCCATACAGGAGATTTGGGATCAATCATGTGAGTAATCAGCTCCATCCGCACAGCCTTCGCGAGATCCGGGCGATTCTGCAAAAGGCTGGAGTAAACCAGATTGATCTGGCGAAGCATCAGGGCCAAGACCTCATCCAGATCTAAACCGACCACGTTGAAACGTTCAGGGCCTTTCTCAAGATCGCACTCAAAAAGAAATTTTTTCATTTATCCGCTCCTTTCCCTGCCGCTGGGACAGGCGGCAGCCGCATCCACCAGGCCACGTCGGTGGCCTGTGCCTCGATTCCGCCCGGCCTCATCCAGCGTTGGCCATCCCAGTCAAAAAACCGCTTCCAAAGTTTCCCGCCGCCCAAGTCCACACAGACTGCAAACTCTCCCGGCTCCGCCGGAGTAGTGCTGCCGGGCATCCATCCGGAGATCATCAACTGGCTTTCCGGCAGCGTCGGCGGTGTCAACTCATCCGTCAGGCCGTAGAGGTAGTCCGTGCTGACGCCGAAGCACAGCGCCAGCTTGGCGATCTTCTCAGATCCGCACATAGAGGCATTCTCGCACGCGCTGTACGTCCCTGGGAACTCGTCAATGCTCTGGGCAAATTCCTTCCGGCTCATGCCGGTCTGCTCCCGCAGCGCCCGCACCCGCTGGCAGAAGGTGGGAACCATCACCTTGTAGTCCAGCCTGGGGTCCTTCACCGCCGGATTCACAGCCGGGGCTTCCGGCTGCTCCACCGGCTTTTTCTCCACATACTTGCAGGCCGCCGGGCAGGTGTCTTTTTTCAGACACATCATGCAGCATCCGGCCCCGCTCCACTCACCGTGGTGCAGGTCATGGTCATAAATTCGCTCTATGTTTTCGCAAGGTTTCCCGGTTTTGTCGCACTTGTAGGCATTTCGGTAGCAGATGTCAAACTTGCGCACCTCGCTGATGGTGTAGCTCCGGTGCTTGTCAATCATCCAGTCCAGGAGCCGGTACTGCTCGTCAATATTCATCCGGGAAATCATCAGGGCCGCCGCCTCCGGGATCTCGTTATGCTTCCAGCGTTCTACGATGCCCGGCACCTTGAGGCCGTTTTTGATAGCTGTCACATTGGCTGCTTTGGTGGCGTTAATCTGTAGAGTTTCCGCTACCCGGTCCCGGATGCGGCCGGGAAGATCCTCACCCGCCTCCCGGCGCTTAATATAGGCCTTGGTCAGCCGCTCCACTTCGTCTGCCAGCAAAGCGTTGGACTTCACCCGCTGCCGGTTGGCCTCGATGACCGCCGCCTGCTCCTGCCCCTCCGACATGGGGGGCAGCACCCGGCAAAGCACGGTTGCCCACTGATCCGGGGTTTCCGTCTCCCGGAGGGCCTTAATGGCAGCCAGACGGCTGTGGCCGGAGATCAGGCGATAGGTGCCGTCACCGGCAGGGACCACCGTAGGCGGCTCCAAAAGGCCGTTGGCCCGGATGGAGTCCATCAAGGCCCGCAGCGCTTGAGGGTCAGGCGTTGGGTAAAAGTTCCGGGGATTGTCCCGGATATCGTCAACCGGGATCTCCAGCATGGTGTCCGCCACGCCCGCCAGTTGCTCGCCCAGCACGTCCATCACGTTAAATTTCCGCTTTTCCATCCTCAGCACCTCCCGGAGATTTCTTTCACCAGCTCGGCGTAGTCCTTGCTGGCCGCGCAGTAGGGACGGGCCACCGGCAGCGGGACCTTTTGGAAGGTCGCGCTGGGGACGGCCTTGGAGAACCGGATCACCGTCTCAAACACCGGCAGCGCTCCGCCCCGGATGGCCGCGAGGGCCTCCTTCTCGTCCGCCATGTGGGTGAACTGCGTCACCAGCACGCCCAGCACCGACAGCCGGGGGTTGATGGCCCGCATATGCTGAAGCTGCTCCGCCAGATTGGCCATGCCGCCGGTGGAGTAGTAGTCCAGCCGGATAGGGATAATCACCTCATCCGCAGCGGCCAGCGCCGCCGTGCAGGCTGCCGACAGCGCCGGAGGACAGTCGATCAGAATGAGATCGTAGGCGCTGTCCTGATCCGCGTCCTCCTCGATGGCGTCCCGCAGATCCGCGATGGCCCGCTGCATCCGGCCTACGCCGCTCTGGGCCATGTGCCGGTCTGCCACCAGCAGGTTGATGTCGGAGGGGATCAGGTCGATCCCGTCGAAAATGGTGGGCGTCACAAACTCCGGATAATACCCGGCGCCCTCGGTCAGGAGGGCCAGCGTGTCCGCGCCCTCCTCCGCGTCGATCCCGAAGGACATACTCAGGTTGCCCTGACTGTCCCCGTCGATCAACAGGATCCGCTTGCCCTGCTTCGCCAGCAGATACGCCAGCGTGGCGGTGGTGACGGTTTTGCCGACCCCGCCCTTAAAATTCAATACCGCGATTGTTTTCATATTCACCTTTCCCCCTTGGTTTGATCCTCAGACCGCAGCGCCTGCGGCCTTAAAATGTGGCTGGCCCCGCCAGTTCTTCGGTTGCGGCGCCAGCTCAGGCCAGAAGGCCTCCCGCCAGTTGTAGCCGGTAATGGGACTGCGGAACTCCACCGTGTAATACCGCCCCGCGGGGTGGATGTAGATCACCCGCGACCGAATCGGCCCTACAGTACCCAGCCCGCTGGTGCCCTCCATGGTCGGCTCCATCTCCAAAATATCTCCAACTTGCATATCACATCACTCCACATAAGCCGGGTTAAACGTATTGGTCTCCGGCCAAAAAGATAAATCCAGGCGTCCGGTGCTGCCGTGGCGGTTCTTGGCCAAAATGATCTCCGTCCGCTCAGGTGCGCCTTGCTCCCGCTTGTAATCCGTCCGGTAGTAATCCGGACGGTGAACAAAGATCACGCCGTCGGCGTCCTCCTCCATGGCGCCCGTGGCCCGCAGGTCCGCCAGTGTGGGCCGCTTGTCCGTCCTCTGCTCATTCTGCCGGTTGAGCTGTGCCAGGCACAGTACCGGCTGGTTGAGGGACTGGGCCAGCCGCTTAAGGGCGTTGGCGATCTCTCTTGACTCGTCCGCATCCTGCCGCTTGCCGGGGCGGAGGATCAGACCGAAATGGTCAACCACCACCAGCTTGACGTCCCGGCCCGCCCGAGCAATGGACGTGATCCGCTGGGCGCTCTGGGCGCGGCCGTTGGTGCAGTAAAACGGCGTGGCTGCCGCCTTGCGAGTGGCCTCGATCATCCGCTTGTACTCACCTGCCGTCAGGGTGTCCATCAGGATCAGCTTGCTGTCCACCTTGCTCAGGCTGGACAGCCGCCTTGCCATGATTTGCTCCCTGGACATCTCCAGGGAGAAATAATCCACCTTGCCCACCGTCTGGGCCACATGCTCCGCAATGCTGACGCCCAGGGCGCTCTTGCCCATACCGGGGCGGCCCGCCAGGATGTACAATCCATCCTGCACCATGCCGCCGCCCAGCAGCTTGTCCAGAGCCTTGATGCCTGTCCGGACGTAGGGCGTGTTGCCCTCATCGATCTTGGCCCGGTAGTCCAGAAATCCGTCCACCTGCTCCTTGGGAGCAAGCAACTCACTCTCCAGGCGCTGGCTGCTGGCCGTCATAGCCGCGTCCAGCTGAGTAAGCACCTCGTCCTCTGGGGCCTGGTCCGCCAGGGCCGCCAGCCCGTCCTCCAGGGCCGTTTTCAGCTCGCGCCGCCGGGCAGTCCCGGCCACGATCTCCGCGTACTCCGCCACGTTGGCAGCGGTGGGCGTGATCTCCATCAGCTGAGCCAGATACTTCCGCAGCGTCTTCTCCTCCGCCAGGCTCTGCCGCAGCGCCTCCGCACAGACCGTCAGGCCGTCGATGGGCTGACCGTCCCGGTCCATGGTCACGATCACCCGGTACAGGTCCTGGTTGAGGGCCACGGAGAAATCCGATTCCCGCAGGATAGCCGCCACCCGGCAGACGCATCCGCTGTCAATCAGCATGGAGCCAAGAACCGCCTGCTCCGCCTCCACGCTGGCGAAGTTACTCATAGACGTCCACCTCCTGGCCGTCAATGATCCGCTTGCCCACGTAGCGCCGCCGGGGCGGCTCCGCCTCCTGGTCCGATTCGGACCGCTCCGGAGTGGTGTCCTTCCACCGCTCGTTTTTGATCCACCGGCAGGCGTAGGGGATGCCGATGCCCCGTCGCCAGGTCTCACTCCTGCTCTGGGTCTCCAACGCCTGGGTCATGGTCTGGATGAGGGCCTCGTCCGGCTTGAGCCTGTCCCACTCCCGGACAGCGCCCACCCGGTCCTCAGCCCGGCCCCGGGTCCGGTACAGGTTCCAGAAGGCCTCAAAGGCATCCGGCATCCATGCCGGTGTTGACTTGCTTTTTCGTGGTTTCACACGCATCCCCTTTGGGGGGATTATAGGGGGATATATACTTGTATTCTTAATACCTTTATATTCCTCCGGATTTTTCGGGATACCCTCTCCCGATTTTTCGGGGGAGGTATCCGGATTTTTCGGGATACCTCCCTGTACCTCCTCGCCATGGATTTGTGGTCCATTTTTTGCCAAAATTTGCCCCAGAAAAATCCGCCTCTGAACCACATCTCCGGAGGCACCGAAACGCCGGATCATCTCCACCCGGATGTGTCCGCAGTCCCTGAGCTGGCTTACCAACTCCGAGACGGACTTGTCCGTCAAATTACAGACGCCCATCAGCTGCTTGTTGGTGGCGTAGCAGTATCCGCTGCTCTGCGCCAGCCGCACGATCTCTCCATACAGCAGCTTTGCGGCAGGCCGGAGTCTGTCGTCATACAAGACCCCGGCGGGAATGACGGCATATAAGCCGCCCATCGTCAGATCATAAGCCATATTAATCCCCCATTATCAGTCGATCCGCTCCAAAATCCGCAGCGGGATTGCCGCCACCGTCGCCACGCCGACGATCATGAAAAACATTGCCCAACCGGTCACAGGGATACGCCCCCTTCCCGGCGAAAATTAGGGCTTGCGTGCAGCGTGGACCTTGTGCTATAATTGATACATCCAGTGGTTGATCCAATACCACACACTTTTTCCCCCGAACGCTCTGAGGTTGCCGCCTCGGGGCGTTCTTTTTTTGTCTTCGGCGGCGCGTCCGACGGGTACTTCACCTGAAGCGCCGCGCCCACGATGCCGTCCAGGTCCCGGCATATGGCGTCGAAGTCCGGTCGCTCTTTCTCGTCGATGATGCCGTCCTCCGCGATGCGAAGCAGCTGCCGGTCCCGGTGTCGCTCCGCAAAGTCCAGCACTCGGTTGATTAGTGTGATTGCCGCCGTTGGGAGGCTCTGCACGTTCACCTCCGGCAGCACGCCCAGCCGGTCCGTGGCCTGCGCGTGCTCCAATGCCAGCCATGGGCAGCTGTACACCTCCACCATCCGCGCCACCGTCTCGTCCTTGGGCACCGTCTTGCCGCCCTCGTACTGTTTCAAACTTTCCGGGGAAAGCCCAAGCAGCTCCGCTGCACGTTCTTGGCTCATTCCGGTACTCAGCCTTGCCCTTTGGTACAGATTAGGGCATTTCTTGTCCATTGTCTTTTCCTCCTTCCTGCGCTACCATGTAACCATCCACCGTGCCAATGGTACAATGGGGATGATGTAGCGCTTCCCCACCTTCTTGGCCGGGAAGCCGTCATTGTGGACCAGTGCGTCCCAGTCCAGACCCAGCAGCTTGCAGGCCTGATCCTTGCTCAAGACCTCCTGCTCCGGGAATTTGGCCTGTAAGGATTGCAGCTGATCCCGGAAGCTCTCACGCTCTCGTGCCATGTCTGCTCCTCCCTTCTCACGCGCTCTCCGTCCGCTGGACGATCTCCTCAATGGGGACGCCGAAGATCAGCGTCATGCGGAAAACTCTCTCCAGCTCCGGAGTCCGCTGGCCCAGCTCCCACTTGCTCACCGTGGGCACGGTCACGCCCAGCTGATCCGCCAGCGCCTTCTGGGTCATACCGGCAGCCGTCCGCAGCTCCTTGACTCTGTTAACGATCATGATTGCTCCTTTCCCGCCTTGACGGCGTTGCCCCGGTGTGGTATATTGTCCTTGGGGCTATGTCCTCTATGGCTACAATATACTCGTAACTTTAGTAACCGTCAAGCTACTTTCGCATATTTCTTAATTTTCGTAACTTCTGCCAAATAAGGGGCGTGTGAAATTGTGTTTTATGACAATTTCATAAAGGCATGCAATTCTGCCGGAAAATCTCCGTCAGCCGTAGTTGTTGAGGCTGGAATTAGCAAGCCAGCTGTTACCCGCTGGAAAAAAGGGCAACAGCCAACAGACGCATCACTGCAAAAATTATCAGACTATTTCGGGATCTCCAAAGCGTCGCTTTTGGGGTCAGAAAAAAGCCCGGCCTCTGACGAGGCCGAGCGTCCGGAGTGCTGGGACTTGCTCACCCGCGAGGAGCGGGAGAAGGCACGGGAGTATATCGAGATGCTAATAGCTGCGCGAGGTAAGCGTTGACTTGCTCACGCTCTTCCGGCGTCAACTGGCGATAGAGCGCCAGGGTCATGTAGTCGCGGTCCGAATCGGACACAGTGCAGGTGATCTGGTTGCTCATGGTGATGCCTCCCAAACATATATTCAAGGCCCAAGCCTCGGGCCTAATTTTAACAGATTGGATGTGGAGCGAATGAAACGGGGATTTTTAGCCGGAGTTCTGGCGACACTGCTGGTCATGTGTCTGGTCAGCACGGCAGGCGCCACCAGCGGCAAGGTACAGCAGGAAATTGAGTATCGTGATATCAAGGTATCTCTGGACGGTCAGGTGCTGGATCTGCGGGACGCCAAAGGCAACACCGTGGAGCCCTTCATGTTCGCCGGAACGAACTATATCCCCGCCCGCGCTCTGGCGGAGTCTCTGGGCCTTCAGGTGGCGTGGGACGGCTCCACCGCTACCGTGGTGCTGACGCACCCGGAAGCCTCTAAGCCTACCTACATCACACGCACCGGCAGCAAGTACCACAACGATCCCCACTGCAACGGCGGCACCTACTGGGAAGTGCCTTACAGCACCGCCACCGGAATGGGCCTGACGCCCTGCGACAAGTGCGTCCACTGACCTATGGGCTGGAGATACCGTAAAAGCGCGAAGGCAGGCCCGCTTCGCCTAAACTTTAGCAAATCCGGCATAGGGTACAGCGTTGGCAGCAAACACTACCGCGTCACCAAAACCGCCAAGGGCACCGTCCGGGAGACCGTCACGCTGCCCGGTGGCCTGTCTCATGTGACGGAGCACAAAATTGGCAACGGCGCAAAAAACAGCTCTCCCCAGCGCCGCCCCCGGTTCCGGGCAAAGATCATCTGGGGCGTGTTGTTTCTCATAAGCGGCGCGGCCTATGGCGTCAAAGACCCGGCAATCGCATTTGCAACGTGCCTCGTGGGAGCCGCTTTGATCGGCTGGGGCGTGTGCATCCGCAGAAAATTCAAAAATCCGGAACGTCCTGTTGCTGAGACGTCGGACGAAGATGAATAAGTAAGTGCCCCCGTCGCCTCTGCAACAAGCGGCGGGGGCACTTTGCGTTTCCGGCAGAGGGGGCGTCTGCCTGTCCGCATAGAAACCGTACCAAAAATAGGGTTGGCAGCGCAATGCCCAAATTAGGGAAATGGGTAGTATACTGCCGAATCAGATTGAGACTTTATCTGCCCATATGGGGAAATTTAACACAGGATGGTGATTTTTTGACGATACAAGATCTATGCAGAGAGAAAAAAGCCGCATTGCACATGACGTCTCAAGACATCGCGGATAAATCGGGCGTGCCGCTGTCCACAGTAAACAACTTTTTCGCAAATGCGTCAAAAGCGCCGTCCATCAATACCGCAGGGCCGATCTGCGCTACACTGGGGATTTCCATAGATGAGTTTTTTGGCATCACCGACAAGCTCACCATGTCAGAGGAGGTTCTCAGCTCTAAAAATGATATGCTCCGCGCCCACAAGAAGGAGCTGGAAAAGCATCTGGTTGACAACGGCAAAACCATGAAGATCATGATGGATGGCGTCCGTACCCGGAACCGGATCATCGCCGCCCTGCTGGTGCTCCTGTGTCTGGTTGCCATGTATGCGCTGTATCTGGACTTCCACTGCGTCCTGATCGGCTTCTGGCGGGGGTAACCCATGGCCAGATACCCAAAATACTACGTCCGGCCTGACGGCCTCCACGAGACCATCCTTCGGATCAACGGCAAGCGTAAGGCCTTTCGTGGGAAAACCGACAAGGAGGTCTGGGAGAAGGTCAAGGCCTTCGACCGGGAGGCGGACCGCATCGAAACGGAAAAAGCCGCCGTATTTGAGAAAATTGCGGACGCATGGTGGGCGGAGATCGAACCGACCTTAGAGCACAATACCCAAAAAAGCTACCGTCCGGCGCTGGCCAGGGCCAAGAAGGAATTTGCCGGACGGCCCCCCGGCGAGATCACCGCGAAGGAGATCGACCAGTATATCAAGGACTTCTCCGCCACCCGCGCCCGGAAAACCGTGGTGACCCAGTTGCAGATCATCCGCCAGATCTTCCGCAAAGCCGAAGTGGATGGCGTTATAAGCTACAACCCGTCCAGCGCCGTGAAACCGCCCCGGAACTTGACGCAAACCCACCGGGACGCGCCCCCTTCGGAGCAGATCGAACTCATAAAAAAAGGCGCAGGCCTCCCCTTTGGCCTGTTTGCCTTTCTCGTTTATTACACCGGCTGCCGCCGTGGTGAGGCGCTGGCCCTCACCGGCGCCGACATCGACCGAAAGAAAAATCTTGTGCACATCAAAAAATCCGTGTATCATGTAGGCAACTCGCCCCACATCAAACAGCCGAAGTCTGATGCCGGATGCCGGGACGTTCCGCTTCTCCCGGCGCTGGCCCAGCTGCTCCCCAAAAAGCTGGGGAAAGGCTACCTGTTCGCGGAGCCGGACGGCGGCCTCCTGACAAACGATCACTACACCGCGCTGTACGATGCGTACCGGGCCGCCAGCGGCGTCACCGTCACGGCGCACCAGATCCGGCACGGCTACGCCACCGCCCTGCTGGAAAGCGGCGTGGATCCCAAAACGGCGCAGGTGCTCCTTGGCCACGCCCAGTTGTCCACCACCATGGACATCTACACCCACGTCCGGGACGGCCAGCTGAAGGCCGCTGCGGAAAAGATGAAGAAAGGCTTCTGAACACATATTTTCCGGCTGAACACACTTCTGAACACAGAAACCCGCAGGCCGTTGAAAACAGCCGAAAAGAATAGGGTTCAAATCCCTCCTTCCGCGCCAAATGAAAAACCGTTGGAATTGCTTGCAATGCTTGCAATTTCAACGGTTTTTCGCTGTTTTTAACTGGCTGTTAGAGCCGGATAGAAACGGTTATAAGGGGATGTGTGAACACAGTCCCGAACACAGTCAGCCCTGCTCCCCCGCCTTGACGATGCCGTGGTAGTAGGCCGCCAACTTTGCCTTGGGGCCGGGGCCGTCCTTGTCAAACAGGAACGCCTGGGCCAGCTCCGCAAAGAACTCCGCCGTGCTGACGCCGTAGTGGATGGCCACGCTGCCGTAATCGGAGTACATCATGTTCATGGTGACCCACCAGCACCACGGGGTGATATGGTCCCAAGACAGGCCCATGCTCTCTGCCAGGGCCGTGGTCTGATCCATGGGCCAGTGCGGGCCGGTGGTGCCGTCCTCGTTTTCCATGTGGTCCGCCCACGCCTCCGCGTCGGCCTTGGTCATCTCCCGGCCCGTGCAGATAGCTTCCTCTGCGCCCTTGAGCATGTTGAGGCATTCCACCATCGCCATGATCCCCTGCGCCGCGTTAGGGGTGGCAGGATTCCGCATATACTCCCGGATGCTGTATTCCAGTTTGGGAATATACGCCTTGATTTGCTCATGCAGATTCTCCATGGTTGTCCTCCTCTCCGGCCGTTGGGGCCTTCATGGCCTCCTTGACCTTATCAATGGCAGCGTTGCCGATCTGGTTGCCGATGCTGCGGCCGGTAGGTGTGGCAGCCATGACGCCCAGCAGCATTCCGATTAACAACTGCATCATGCCGCGCCTCCGTCAGATCCGCTGGACCCGCAGGGCCACGTTGTCAACGGTGGCCTCCACGCCGGTCAGCACCAGAGTCAGAGCCGCACCGGCAGCACAGCAGGGCTGCCGCACCAGCGCCGTGAGATCGAGGTTGACCGTGCCGCTGGCCGCGCCGGTCTCGGTGGCAGTGGCGCCGGGGACAGCTACGCCGTCCTTGTAGAGCGTGGCGGTGACAGCTCCGGCCGCCGTGAGGGTGGCGGTGATGGATGCGTCCACGTCATAGTACCCGGTTCCGGCGAGGTTGACCGCGTTGCCGTTGAGGGCAATATCGCAGCCGTACCGCCGGATCAGGCCGCCCAGAGGGATGACGCCGCCAACAGCTACCGCCGTGGGAGTTTGCATGGCAGCGTACAAAGCAGATTTACAACTCATAATACTCTCCTTTCAAAATTGAAGGGCGGGGCACCGGCCCCGCCCATTACCCGGCCAAAGGGGCCTAAACTGTTTCCGTTGTGGAAAAAGTTGCTCAGATGTTGCCGCTGCCGTTGCAGCCGCAGGATGCGGGAATGATCTGGCCGCTGCAGGTGGACGCTACGCCGTACAGATTCGGCTTCGTCAGCATCCGGCCTTCGATGGCATCCAGACGGCGATTGAAGCCGCAGCAGCAGTCGGAGATCTTCGCCGCCAGAGCGTCGGTCTGCTCCTTGGTAAAGATGCCGTTCTTGAGGTTCTGGTTTTCCATCTTGAGATCAAAGATGGTCTCCTGGAGGCGCTGCTCATAGATCCGGCTGGCCTGAGAGGTGATGGCCTCCGTGCTGGCGTTGATGGCCATACGAGTGTCATTGCTCTGCTGCTCGATGAGGTACTGGGTCCGGGCCGTGTCGGCGATCTCCTGTCTCTCGATCTCGCAGTTGCTCACCCGGTTACAGCCCTCCTGCGGGGGATAGGGATTGTTGCCGCGATTCCAGCCCCAGCCGCCGCCGAAATTCCCGCCGAAAATGGCGAAAATCACGATGATGACAAAGAGGACTGCAATCCAGCTCATACCAGTGCTACGATCTTCCATGTGTTCGTGCTCCTTTCGTGTTTTTATTCCAACCGGCTATTTCAGCCGGGGGAATTTGGTGGAACCGCCCGATTTCCCCTTCTGAGGGGGCTGGGAGCCGTTCTGTGCGCCGCCAAGGATCTTGTTGGCATCGGAGCGCAAGGCCTCCGGTGTGGTCCCCAGAAGGCCGCACAGGGCCTTTGCCTGCATGGTCTTCCCGTAGCGGGCATACAGGCTGTTTGCGATATTGGGGTCAATGCCCAGCCGTCTGGCTGTGCTCTGGACGCCCTCCAGCGTGTCAGCCGTCCCGCTGATCGCCTGCTCCGCCTTCTGCACCGCGTTTTGCAGGTCGGCGCTGGGGAACATCTTCGACGCGGCCGCTATGATCTGTTTGAGATCCATTCTCCTTCAGCTCCTTTACCTGGGCCGATAGGCCCTTGATGATCTCGGCCATGTCGCTCATGGCCGACTGCATCTCACCCATCAGCTCCTCCTGCGTCTTGGGTGGGGTGATGACGCCCAACTCCACCAGCTTGTCATAGTACTGCTGGGTGGTGCCCTCCAGTTCCGTGTAGGCCGCTGCGGTCTTGCCGATGAGCTGCTGACGGTTGCCGAAATAGTCCACCTGCCAGATGTCCGCGCCGTCGATGGCGCACATCAGGCAGCTGGAGCCCGTATATCCTGCGATTGCAAATTGCTGATCCATAGCGCACCTCCTTTTTCCTACCCTCATGATACAAAAAATTCGGACAGCCAAACTGCCCGGAAACTGCCTGTATTCTGCCCTCAAACTGTCCAAAAAATATTTTGACTTTTTTGCTTTTCCCTCTTGACTTTACGCTAATATTAGCGTATTATAAAAGCATAAAGAGAGGGGAAACCCAAGGAGGAAAAAACAATGACGAAGAATACGATGAACGCGATCCAGAAGAAAATCAGCAGCGGTGAGACCCGCTTCCACATCGGCAAGTATTATTACGAGTGCGACGTCAACGGCATTATCCGCCGCCGGGAACAGACCGCCGGTTGCCTGCCCACCTCCGATTGGGAAAAGGTCGCCGACTGGAACCCCGCCACCGGCATGATTGAGCAGTAAGGAGGCCCACGATGCGCAAGAAATACGCAGACTGCCAGCGGACAGACGGTGACTGCACCGCCTGCTCTCTGGTCAACTACGGCCGGGACTGCCATAACCGCCCAATCACCAAGATGGAGTGGTCCCGCCGCATGGCGGGCATGACGCAGGCACAGCTTGCGGAGGCGTCCGGCGTCAACATCCGCCAGATCCAGCGGGTGGAGCTGGGCGAGGCGGAGGCCGGAAACCTCACCGCCAAGAATTTGATCTCCGTAGCTGACGCGCTGGGCGTGGACGCCCGGGATCTGCTGTGATCCGCCGGAGAAGGAGATTTTTGCAATGGCAAGAGTTAAAATCACTTTAAAATGTGAGCACTGCGGAAAAGACTTTGAACATATCCACATGTGCCGCAATTCCAGCGAGGCGGGATCTTATGAGGTCTGGGCGCGGGAGAATATCACCACTTGCCCGGACTGCTATGCTGCGCAGAAGCGTGCGCACCAGCTGGACGCCGTTTCCGGTTACATTTCCAGTTTCAGCGAACAGCACACCCTCCCCAAGATTACCGGCGTCTCTGAAAAGCAGATCGCCTACGCTTCCAGCCTGCGGGAAAAATTCATCCGCGACAATCTGATGAAGCTCCAGCTTGATGTAAACCGTTTCTTTGAAATTGCGGACAAGATCAAGCCGGAAAACTGCGACGAAGCCGGGCGGGATCTCATGCACAAGGCCGCAGCCGATGCCGGGAAGCCCTTTGAAATCTGGTTTGCAGATTACCGTGCGGATCGTCTCCGGCGTTATTTCAGCCTGATGTATGCCGCCGACGTTGCCAAAATTGAAACCATTTTCGCGGAATCCAACGCTTCCAAGATTATCGACGCATTGAAATAAAAAACAGGAGGAAAAGCACATGATCGCACATCTTTACAAGATTCCTTCCACCTTCCGGAACGTTCCCGACGCGGTACAGGTTCGCGCGGTTCCCTTTGAAAATTTCCCCGGCACCTGGCTACATGCAACGCTGAATTTGCCCGACGGTCTCCGCGTGGCCGACTCAAAATACGGAGAAGGGGCATTTATCACGGAGTCCGGCGAGATCATCGGCGAGGCATACGCCGACCCCGAACAGATCACCGGCAACGACCTGCAGGGCCGCGTTACCGTGCGGGACTCCGCCGGAAATTTCCTTGTTGATACCGTTGTCATCTGGAATTAAGCCTGCAAACCTAAAGAAAAGCCGTGTCCGAATCGGACACGGCTTTCCTTTTACCCCTGCATATCATCCGCAATCTTGGCGTAGGCACGCCGCCGGATCTTGGCGAGACCATCCACACTGACGTGGAGCAGCGCCGCCGCCTGTAGGCAGCTCTGGCCGTGGACGTCAACCGCCAGCACCGCCGCTTCCTCGTCAGGCGGCAAGCCTACCAGCCGGACGGCCTGCGCCGCCCGGGCCGGGGCCATGGATGACAACAGCGCCCGGATCTCTCGGTTTGTTTTTTCCATGGGTTCCCCAGACTTGCAGAGCGCGGATTAACCGCGTGGATGTTGTTGCCATCTTCTGGCCCTCCTCTCAATAGTTTAGCCCGTCCAGTCGGATTTCTTTTCCCGCACGTCGATGTGGGTGAAGCCCTTCTTGGCGTAGATGCCCACGCCGCCCCAGTCGGGCATAATCGACCGGGCGAAGGCAGCCACCGTCTCCGGCTTCTGGCCGCTGACGGAAATATCCGCCGCCATGCCATAGCAGTGCTGGCTGTGCGCCGCACCGTTCACCTTCGCGTTGTGCTGCGGCGTCCGATACCCACTGTTGATGGTCACAGCCGCGTCGAAGTGGGCGCGGATGGTTTCCAGCACCATCACCAGCCGGGGAGCCACCAAAACAGCGTCAGACCCGTCTCCACACGCGAACTCCCGCACTTTAAAATGGGCGGAGAGCTGCTTGCCCCCGGAGGCGGCTTTGCTGTAAGCGTGGATCTCAACCATGGCTGCCCTCCAACTTGTAAAGCGCCCGGACCATGTCGGCCCGTGTCACGGTCTCCCCGGCGTTGGCATCCGTCAGCAGGCCGTGAGACTTCCCCCATACGAGGGCTTGATCTTCCACCTTGGCCGACCGCTCCCAGAACAGCAGCAGCGTGGGCACCTTCCGGCTGCTGATCACCTTCCCGCCGGGGAAAATGCCCTGCGTAGAGCCGCCGCCGTCCAGCATGAGGGCGTCCACCACGCCCAGCCCCAGCAGCTTGTCCTGAAGCTGGTTCCGGGTCAGGCTGGTCTTGTCGCACCACAGGCATACCTTGCCGTTGGGCATCCAGCCCACCGCCGTCCGGGCAGCAGGCCGGGCCACGTCGGCGGTCAGGCCCCGATAGAGCTTGGACCCGGCCTTGAGGATGGGCACGCCGGACAAAAACGATCCGCCCCGGTCCGTCAGCATCTGCGGCTTGCCGTCACTGCCAATGGACACGCCCCAGTCCTGGTATTTGTCCCGGCTGATGATCTTGCCGTCAATCACGCACCAGCCAACTGGAACGAAGCGCCCGTTGAACAGGTAGCCGTTGATGATGTGGGTGCAGCCGGTCTTGGCCTTAATTTGCGCCGGTGTCAAGCGCTGCGTGTTGTGGTAGATCTGCGCTCTGGCGCAGTCAAACGTATCAACCATGGCGCACACGCGAAGCCTTGATGAAGTAGCCGTCCTCGTCATAGGTCACCTCATAGGTGGCTCCGACGATCCGCTGGATCTGGACGGTGCCCGCCAGATCCTCCCGGCGATGGGTATCCAGCGTCTGAGGAAGCGCCTCCGGCTCGGTCTCAGCGGGGATGAAGCCTTCCTTCATCTCCTGTTCCGTCCACCCGGCCACGCCGCCGTCGGGATTCAGGTGGAAGTTAGCCCCCGCCGCTTTCAGTTCGGCGTTGATAGCCTCCACGGGTGCGCCCTGCTTCTTGCCCTCGTTGATGATGTCCTCGTAGATCTTGTTCATAATATGTCCCCTTTCAAATTTTCGGTTGATTTTCAACCGGTTTTAACTGTTTTTGTCCTCGTTGACCCGCTGGGTGCCGAAGTAGAAGCCGATGACCACCGTGAAGATGGTCAGAAACTCGCTGCCGCTGATGCTCTCCCGCAGAGCCAGCACCGCGAAGATCACCGTCAGGGTGATGGTCACCAGAGACTTCACCGCCAGCAGATTGCCCAGCCGTTTCTTGATGTTTTCCATGTTTTTCTCCTTTCATTCTTTCCGGATCGGCAGCTCACCGACCTCGGCCATGATGATTTTCAGGTGCCCGTTGCCGCCAAGGGATTTATACGCCTGGTGCATCTCGTCAAGCGTCTCCCTGTCCGATAGGCTGACGCTGCCGTCCGCAATGTAATGCTGGCCCAGATAGCGCACCCGGTCGATGAGCAGCACCTTGAGCGCGTCTACGATGGCGTCTCGCTTATCGTCTTTTGCCCACTTCCGCTGGAGGAGTGCGAGGATGATGGCAGTCACGCCAGAGCCGGTGGCGGCAGTTAATACAATCTGTAGAATTTCCATTTTACACCCCCTTAAAAAGTTGCAGTTTTTAGGGTAGTTCCGACTTGGTTTCGTGCAAGCCCAAGATCTCCGCCGCTTCATCCTCGGTCAAAACACCCTTTTTCACGGCGTTTCGGACCATCTCCGCGCTCCACAGCCCCTGCCCGTACCAGAGTTTGATTTTCTCCTTCATCGCATCAGCCCTCCATCAGCGTATCGGTCATCATGGCTGTATAAACCACCTGCGCTTCCAGACGATCCATTGCAGTAGGCTGCGGAGGCGGTGCGATGTAGGGACCTCCGATCCGGGCGCCTTCGTAGCCGGGAACCGCGCCGAACTCTTTTGCGGTGGCGTCATCGTCGCACACAATGATGTTCTCAATGATGCCCTCATGATTCACAACACAAAAAACCATCATTTATACCTCCACATAATGCCTACCAGTCCGGCAACGCCTTTTCCTGCTGTACCGGGAGATAGGTTGCCTGCCTCTCCAGACAGAGTTGCCTGTGCGCCTCCGCCACCGGCGCCCGGCTTCGTTCCGTCCGTTTTATACGGCATACCCAATTCCTCGCCGTGCCCGCCGCCGGGTGAACCGCCCGCCGCAGGTTTTACCGGGTTGCCCCCTTCCGTGATATAGGCGCCTCCGCCACCGCCAGATCCGCCTACTTGTGTCGGCGGGTACAAAAAACCAGATGTATCGCTGCCGGCCGTTGCGGCAATTGGATTATCAATTTGGGAACTATACGTATATTTTGCACCTTTACCTCCAGGGACACCGGCAGGGGTAGAGGCTTCCCCAATCTTGGAAACGCCTCCAACCGCTCCGACAACCAACGGAATGGCATCCGGATAGGTGTACGGTTGTTTTCCCAAGTTTAAAACGCCACCTGCTTTTCCGCCATCTCCGCCTGCGGCAGAATACGTACCACGTTTCTGAGATCCGGTACCAGGTTTCCCGTTTTCCCCGCCGCCGATGGCGGAGGCATCATACTCCGAAACGTCGGGGGAGAACTTCACTGTTTTACTTGCGGAAAACGTTGCTTTCGCTGCGGAACCGCGTTTACAAACAATTTCTGCTTCGTTGACAATCTTTTCTTTCGGCGTCAGCGTTACGCTGGCGGTGCCTGTTAAATCCAGAAAAGCAGATGTATCGGCAGTGATTGTTGTCGGGGAGATTGTGGAAAAGCCAAAACCCGCACCGTTTTCATCGGTAACAACAGCGCTTCCCGCAGCGGTTACAATGCCGGAAAGGGAAATGCCGGACATGGGCCGCCCTCCGGGGGATTTCACCGTTACGGAAATCGCATACTTTCCGGCAGGCAATGCAAGCGCCAGAAACGCGTCATCCGGAACTGCTGTATCGGGCAATCCCAAAATCGCCGCTGTTGCATCTTTCAGAAGCGTTGCCTTATTCAGCGGCGTGCCCTCCTGCGTGGGTTCATCTGCCCGCACCATGTCAAAGGTGTTTTCCTGCCCGGCCACCGGTGTCATTTTCACCCGCCCGGGATAAAGAGGGACTCGATCTTGCATATCATTCTCCTTTCAAACCTCTCCGGCGTACAGCTCGCCGGAGAAGTACCACGATTTTTCAATGTTGGTGAGCAGCCGGTCAAGATCTACCAGGATCTGCTCGATGTTGTTGGCCCGGATGTAATTCAGCTGTCGGATTGTGTCCGGCGTCTCCGGCGTGGACCGCATCACCGCGATCTGCCGCCGCAGGGTAGCAATGTTTTGCCGGTACGTCTCCATCTGGCTGGCCGTAGGTGTGTCCGATTCGGACCAGTCCTTTTTGACTCGCACCGGGCAATCATAGCCCAGCGCCTGGAACCGCCCCGCCACATACTCCACCGCCGCACCTACCCGGTTGAGGTCCGTGGCGTTGTAAAAGCCCTTCGCGGTCTTCTGCGCCACGTCCTCCGCTGTCCGGTCGGTGATGAGAGTCAGCAGCCCGTAGTAGAGGGTCAGGTCAAAGTTGGTGCTTGTCCCCGCCGCGTTGACAGCGGTGAGGGCGACGTGATAGGTGTCATCCGCCGCCCGGTCCACCGTAGCCGTCCACGCCCCCTCGATCAGCGTCCATGTGTAGGCCGTCCCGTTGACGGTGCCCGTCACATAGATGATTTCAGAGGGCAGCGTGACGCTTAAAACCTGCGTGCTCATACGATCTCCACCGCGATCACCATCGACTTACCCGCGTCAACCGGGTTGGGCGTGATGGTGGCCGACTTGATGACCGGCACGGAGGTGTCCAGCGTTACCGTCCGGGAGACCTTGGTCTTCTGGCCCGCCGCGTCGGTGGCAGTCACCACAATGGTGTTGCTGCCCTCCCGCAGCGTCACCGACTTGGTAAAGCTGCCGTTGGAGGCCACCGTCACCGCGCCCTGATCTACGCCGTTGAGGGTGATCGTAATGGTCACGGGGCTGCTGGTGGCATCGTTGGTGGTGCCCGCCACCGTCTGAGAGGCGGATGCCGTAATGAGGCCCGCCACAGGAGCCGTGATGTTGAGGGTAGGCGGTACGGTGTCCACCTTGTAGGTGGTGGCCTTCTGCGCCGCCGCGTTGCCGTCATGGTCCTTACAGTCCACCGTGACGGTATGGATGCCGTCCGTAAGGGCCGTGGCCGGTGTGTACGTTACCTGATAGCCGTTTGCGATAGCTGTGGAGGTGATGGCAGAGGACGCCATTGCCGTCCCGTCCTGCTTAACCACCAGCGTGGACAGATCCACGCCGGAACCGTCCGCCTCGTCCACGATGGTAAAGACCACCGGCTGCTTGCTGTTGCTGACGTATGCGCCGGTAGACGGCGAGATGATGGTGATGACGGGAGCCACCCGCTCTTTTACCACCAGCTTCAGCCCCGCCATCGTAGAGGCGTCCGCCGTGCCCACCGTCCCGGCCTCGTTGGTGGCCTTGACCTGTACGTTGTAGTAGCCGCCGGACTGGTTAAAGGACGTTTTCCCCGGCGCTGTGATGGTGGCCTCGTACTTGCCCGTCCCGCTGTTGAGGGTTAGGGTGTACGATTGACCGTTGATAATTGCCTGTACTGTTTTGATCGCCATGTTAAACCTCCCCGGCGTAGATCTCGCCGGAATACCAGATCTCCGGCTCTAAAACAATCGTTTCCTCTGTGACCGTTACTGTCAGCTTTGTTTTTGCGTTGATGTCAACGGGGTTTGGCGTAAAGCTCACCGATGTAATTTTAGGGAGGAGCATTGTGTAATCACTCATGCGTCCTCCTTGTCCCAGTAGACCACCACGCAGCCCAGCACGCCCTTGACGCCGCTTGTGCCTTTTCCCGGAGGCACATCAACGGCCCAGTACGTCCCGTTGGGTTTTCCCTGGGAGTCGTACGAGGTTTCATCGTGCCCCTGTCCCTGCGTGCCGCCCTTGCCTCCGGCCCCGCCGTCTCCGGTTCCCGCTCTGGGCTTTGCCACACCAGTCCGGGCGAAGCTGTCGCCGCTGGCCACGTCCGTGTAGCCGTTTTCATAGCGCTTGCCGTTGGCGGAGGAATACGCCCCGAAGGTTGTGTTTTCGCCAAAGGCCACTGGAAACTCCTGCCCATCGTTGATGTTGATGGTTGCGGCCCATACCAGACCACCCAGACCGTCCACGCCGTCCGCACCGGCAGCGTCCCATGTGCCATCCTGTCCGCGGGTGCCATCGCCGCCCTTGCCCACGAGAATGACCCGCAGAGACTTTTTCCCCGCCGGGGCCTTCCATGTGCCGGGGGTGGTGATGATCTCCCGGCCTTGATACAAAAAGCTGCCGTCTGCCTGTAGCAGCTGGCTCTGGCATCCCTGCATGACGCCATTGGAAAACTGGAACGTCTGCATGGTCAGCCGCGCAGTGGTGGCCTGACTCTCGTCCAGCCACACCGTCTCCACGTCCCCTATCTCGGAGGACGGATCGCCCCGGCCCGTCAGATCCAGCACGTTACCGCCGTAGGTGGCGAGGATCAGCCGCGCCGCCGCCAGCGCCTGCGCCTGTACCTTGATAAACGGGTTGTCGATGCTCACCGTCTCGCTGGACGATGTGGCGTTGCCGGACACGATGTATTTTGTGCCCGCCCCATCGTTGAGGGTGAAGATCAGCGCCGCCACGTCCCCGTTGGCCTTCATGGTTGGGTAGCTGTTGAGGTTGTCCAGCGTGACCCGGTTCCCCTCGCTCCACAGCGGCTCGGCGGTCAGGTCTCCGGTGGAGGCGTCCGCCCGGGGCCATGTCCCCGTGGCCTGACACACCCAGCGGAGGATATCGCCGCACTTTTTCCCCTGGATATCGTTTGCCGTGCGTACCGTCACCGGCAGTGCCGTGTAATTGGGATCCACGTGCCACCGGTCCTGGAAGTTGACGCCCAGCTGCGCCGCCAGCGCTCCGATCCACCCGCCCAGCGTAGTGGGGAGGGTGGCAGGTGCCAGAAATTCCCGGTTTGCCAGCAAGCCGATGATGTCCACCAGATTCCACTGCATCGTCAGGCCGTTGTCGCCGGTTTTCCAGCCGCCGGAATACTGGTAGAAGATCCCCAGCCGCTTGTACTCGTCCGTGCCGTCCGCCAGCCGGACGCCCAGAGAGACGTCAATCCCCTGCCGCTCCTCGATGGACTGAAACAGTCCGTTTTTCTTTCGTGGCTCAAACCGCCGGGAGAGGTTGTCGATCTTGAGGGTGCACGTGCCATACGGCAGCGCCGTGGCTGCGATGTTGCCCTGCTGCTTCACGTTAAACTCAGCGATCATCCCGCCGTCCCAGCCCTCGTATACGCCGGGGACGATCTCCACCACCCGCATCCGCCGTCCGGGCCGTGACCATTTGGTCACAGTCACCCGGATGGCGTCGGGGTTGTTGACCGTGAAGCCATCTAGCGATACGGAGGATGCCGTGTTGCCGGTGTACGTCCGCGTATGGTACGCCGTGCCGCCCTGCTTGACCTCCACCGTGAAATCCTCCGGAAGGCCGTCATAGTCATTGTCCGGGAAATATACGGAGCACGCCTGCAAGACAGACACGCCGGAAAATTGCAGTTCCACCCACGGCGGCGTGGAAAACGTCCCGTCCGCGCCGGACAGCACGTTGCCGATGTAACCCATCTGGCCCACCGTCTGAGCGGGATCGTCCGGGAGAAGGTCCCACGTCCCATCCAGCGCCCACCGGTCACGCTCTAACGTTGCGTACTTGGCGGGATTGCCAAAAACCTTATCGTGGAGTTGCTCCGGCTTGCTCCACGGGATCTGCCCGGAGGTATCCCCGGCACCGAACACAATGTCCGGGGAAATGATGTCGATCACCGCCCGCAGCAGCACCCGCCGTGCGTCGCCTGTGATTGCCGCATGATACGCCTGCCCGCTTTTAATCATGCGGCGTCACCTCCCGCAGCGTAAAGCCTACATTGTGCCACAGCCCTACGCCATTCCGGGAAAAGGCGTAGGTTGGCTGTGTCATGGATTCCACTAAAAACGTGCCGGTGGTCATGGTGTCGGAATCGTCCGGCAGATACACCACCGGAAACGCCTTGCCGGAGCGCAGCACCGCTGCCAGCTGCCGCCAGAGGGCGTTTCCCATGTAATCGTAGCTCCATGTGATCATCTGCACATGGCCCCGGACCTCCTGTACCGTCCGGCCGGAGATCATCTGCACGTTAACAGACAATTCTCCGGGATAGCATTGATACTTGTCCCTGCTGGTTTCCGGCAGATAAATGCCGTTGATAATCAACTGTGTCATGCCGTTGCCACCTCCGGGTTGCTTCTGGCCGCGTCCCGCAGATCAGGCAGAAGCCAGCTGGCGATCTGCTGGCCGTTTTGCAGGATGAGGTTGATCGTATAGCTGCCGCCGGGGCTTCCGGCGCTCTGTGCCGCAAGTCCGTTCACCATCCCAGCCGCCGCATTGTAGACGGTGTCCACCGTCGGCGTGGGAATGGCGTCCTGGATCCCGGCGGTGACGCTCTGCATCTGCTTCTCAAAGCCCTGCCCCAGACCCAGCGCCATATTCTGGCCGATTCCGGCAAATACCCGGGAGGGCGAGTGGATGCCAAGCACTCCCTTGACGCCGTCCACGAGGCCGCCGACAAAGCCGGAGACCTTTTCTCCGATCCAGCTGGCCATAGCCTTGATGCCTTCCCACAGCCCCCGGACGATGTCCTTGCCGACCTCAATGATATCCGGCAGGGAATCCAGAAAGGCACTGATGATGGCATCCACCAGCGCCAGCGTGCCCCGGAGCAGCTCTGGCAGGTTTTGCGCCAGTCCTTTTACCAGAGACACGATCAGCTGGATACCCAGCTTCAGCACCTCCGGCAGCTTTTCCGTGGCGTAAGCCACAAACCTTGTGATCATGTCCGGCCCCTGCTCCCTTACGGTTTCTGCAATGTTCTTCACCACGTTCTCAATCACCGGCAGAACGTTTTTCGCCACGGTACCAGCAGTCTGGATCAGCTCCCCGGTTAGAGCGCCAATATCGGCGTTCTGGTCGCCCAGTCCCGTGACAAAATTCGCGTAGGCCGCCTTCATGGCGCCGATAGAACCCTCAATCGTGGTGCTGGCCTCCAGTGCCGTGGTGCCGGTGATGCCCATCTCCGTCTGCACCGTGTGGATGGCGTCCACAATGTCGGCGTAGTTCTCAATGCTGTAATTGGTGTAGTTGCCCTGGGCGGCGTTCAGCGCATTAGCGTCCGCAATCAGCCGCTCCATTTCCTCCTTCGTGCCGCCGTAGCCCAGCTTGAGGTTGTCCAGCATCGTGTAGTTTTGCTTGGAAAAGCCCTGATAAGCGTTCTGAATGGACTGCATGTCCGAGCCCATCTTGTTAGCGTTATCAGACATATCCGTGAGCGCCTGATCCGCCTTTTTAGACGCGGCCTCCGTGTCGTTGCCCATAGATTTGAGCAGGGACGCGGAGAAGCTGGTCACGGTCTCCATATAGGCGTTGGCGGATAAGCCCGCCGTTTTGTAGGCGTTCTCCGCGTTTTTGATCACCGTGTCTGCAGAGCTGCCAAACAGCGTTTCCACGCCGCCCACCAGCTGCTCAGACTTGCCGTAGCCCTTAATAGCGCCGCTGATGAGAGACTTGATCCCACTGGCCACCGCCTTGATGCCGGACACAATAGCGCCGCCTAGCAAATTTGCTTTCAGCACATCGCCAAAAACGCTGGTTTTCTGTCCGGCGCCGTCCATGGCGTCGCCCACGTCCTCTACGCCGGTCTCCAGATCGTTGAGCTGCTTTTTCGTGCGGTTTACATCGGTGGTGGCGTTGTTCAAAGCTTGCTGCCACCGCTGCACCTCGCTGCTGTTTTCAGAGTAGTTGGCCTTGGCGTAGTCCAGTGCCTTCTGCACCTCGCCCAGGCGCTGCTGCTGGACTTCCAACTGCCGGTTCAGCACGTCGGACTGCGCCGCCAGCTTTTTCTGGCTGTCGTTGTCAACGTCAAAGGCGGAGGTCACCGCCTTCATCTCCGTTCCAAGAGTCTTGAGCTGCTGTCCCATGGCACGCAGGGATTCTCTAAATTCCTTTTCGCCGTCAATGCCGATTTTCGGGCCAATATCAGCCGCCATTGTATCACCTCACATTTGGGATAATTTCATCGTCTGTCAAAGCGTGCTTGGGGGCAAAACCCTCCCGCTTGATCTGCTCAATGGCGATGTAGTCCAACAGCTCTCCAAACGGCACGTCCAGCGCCTCCGTGTAGGTGAGACCGACGGCCATCCCGTACCACAAAAACCACTCCGGCGCTAAGGGGCCGCCGGAGTGGTTTCCGCGTTTTTTCCGGGGTCTGCCTCCACGTGGGTCTCTCTGCCGGAGACGACTGCCTCCGCGATCTTTGTCTGGAGCTGGCCGAAGTCGTTCAGATCCATCACGTCCAGCAGCTCATCCGCTGTCAGAGGCGGTGGCGTTTCCAGCCCGCTCATTTTCGCGTACCGCGCGCCGCCGTCCATCATGGCCGCCAGCAGCCACACCGCCTCGTCCAGCGCCTTCACCGGGTTTTCGGTGGAGAGCGCCTCGTCAATGTGCTCCACACCGCCGTAGCGTTCCGTCACTGCCCGGACCACTCGGGCGGAAAAACACAGCAAATGCGCCTTTCCGCCGATCTCAATACTGGCCGTTCTCATGCGGTGATCCCCAGCCGCGCTTTGATATAAGCCTCAGCCTGGGCCTCCGAAGTAAAGGTGGCTTCCTTTTTCCAGACATGGGTGGCGGAATCATCCCGCATAATAGCGCCGGTCAGCTCCGGGGTTTGCCACTCGATGGACTCGCCCTGCGTGGTGGCCGCGTCCTCCGGCACGGAAAACATGATCTTCGGCAGAACCACGCCCCGCCACTTATACGCGCCGTTGACCTTCTTCTTGATGATGAAACCCACACCCAGATAGGGGGTCACCTGCGTATCATCGTAAACCAGCTCCTTTACGGAGGTATCCGTCACGCCATCGACCCCGGTGATCGCCTGCTCCGTCAGGCCCAGAATGTCCTTGCTGACCTCCTGGCTCAGATCGGTAGTAGACAGGGTCAGGGTGCCGTTGGCAAAGCGGCGGTCTGTTTCTGCCAGTCCGTTGTCGCCATAGAGGTTGTTGTCTTCCGTGGTCTCGATGGAGATGTTGGCCTCCGTTGCCTTACCCATTACCGCACCGTCAGAATAGCTCACCACGCCGCCGGCTTCGGCATAAATGGCGTAATACGGCTTGCTCAAACCAATGGTTGCCATGTGCGCTCCTTTCTCGCGGTCCGATTCGGACACGCGCTCACTTCATAATTTTGTTGATCTCGGACTCTGCCCGTTTCTGCATGGCGGCCAGCGCCTGCTTTTTTACCCGGCTCACAGCCTTGCCTACAAAACGGTTTTTGCTCATCCAACTGGTACCGCTTTCAATGGCCCGGGCAACCATCTGATTCGGCTGGCCCTGGGGCCAGCGCTTGGAGCGGATGTTGTTATACCCGTCAAAGCCGATCTTGACGTTATACATTCCGTCATTGTCCTTCTGCATGGATGTGATACCGAGGGTCCCCAGCAGCGCAGCCTTTTGCGTTTTTTTCGGCCCTCGGACCGGCTTCTCCTGCGTGCCCCAGCCCTCGTCTGTGGGAACAGTCTGCAATTCTGCCCGGATGGCATCAGCCACAACCTTTGCTCCGTCATGGATGGCGGGGCCGCAGACCTTTTCCACAGCCTCTTTTTCCAGCCGGGTGAGCTTCAGCATGTATTCCTCTCCACGTTTAAACGTAATGGTTGCCATCAGGGCACCTCCCACACCCACTCGTAGTGGATAAAGCCGGTATCCGCCTCGTATTGGACGGAGTTCAGCGTCCAGGAAATCCCATGGGCGCTGAAGCTCTCGCCCAGCTGCTCGACCCAGGGGTCAAATTCGGATTTGGTAAACAGATCCGTGGTGCCGGTGACGGCGGTCTCCCCGTGGCCGTTGTCTCCGGGAAGATCATGGCCGCCGTCCTCCTGCCACACAAAATAGCGGTCGGATTTGAGGCGGACGGCGTGGCTCACCGCGTCCGTCACCGCCCGGTGGGCGGCGATCACTCGCTCATACCAGGTGGTCATGGGGAACCTCGTATTTCTGCTCGATCCGAAGCAGCGTCAGATCCATGCTTTCCGGGAAAACGTCGGTGGTGGTCTGTACCAGATCGATGCGGTACTGCTTGCCGTCCTCCGTCACCGCCACATCCTGACTGCTCACGCCTGGGACCCGTGGGACCCGCAGCACCCGCTCGATCTGAGCCTGATTCTGTTTTCCCTCGTAATACCGCTGGATGCCAAGACGCCGTTCCTCGTACCGCAAAGCGGCCTTAAATGTCAGACCCTCCACAGGCTTGTAGCCCGGCTTTGCCTTATCTGCAACGGCATAGACCTTGACCAATCCGTCGGAATAGGTCTGAGTGACCTCGCTGTCACGGCGAGGGCGATACGGCGCTTTCCATGGCATACGCGTTCACCCGCCTTTCGCTCTGCATACTCAAAATGAGAGATTGATAGTTGTTTTCAAACACGTCCAGGGCGCTGTCTCTGGCGTAGCGGACGTATTCCATCAGCAGCGTCCGGGCGTCTCCATCCGCTGTATAGTCCTGCGGGCTTCCGGCCTTCTTGTCCAGGTACCCCATCCCGGAGGCGATGAGCCCGGATACTTTGGTATCCGTGGCCTCATCGCTCCAGGTGATGTTCAGGTAGTTCTCCACATCGGACAGCAGGCCGGGCGGCAGGCTGTTCCGATCCGCCATCAGCTCTTGGTGACGGTGACCGTGTAGGTCTTCTTGGCGGTGCCGTTAGCGGCGGTGACGTTGACCTTCACCGTGTTGCTGCCGGTCTGCCAAGTGGCAGCGCTGCCGTTGTCGATCTTGCGGTTGTTCACCAGCACCTCGATCTCCGCGCCTGCGTCAGAGGGAACGGCGGTCACGGTGTTGGTGGCGTTGGTAGTCTCCGCCGTATAGGTCACGGTGCTGGAGGCGAAAACGGGGGACAGGGCCTGAGAGCCGATAGACAGAGCGCTCAGAGTGGCGTCATCAGAGGGCGCGGTTTCCGTCACCTGCGTAACCTTCCAGGTGGCGGGCTTCAGGCCGGAAATATCCAGCAGCAAGAAGGCGTTGTTGTCCAGAGGCATACCGTTGGCGTAACCCTTGATGAGGTAGACCCGCTCGTCCTCCAGGAAGTGGTAGTGGTCGCTGTACTCAATGCGGCCGTTGGGCGCGGTGCCCGCCATAGCCAGATAACGGTTAGAGAGGCCGATCACTGCCTTACCCCGGCTCAGTGCGGGGGTCTGAATAATGGTCATGGGGTAAGGCATCACATCGTTGCGATAGGTGCCGTCGGGGGCCATCAGCGTAGTGGCGGGCATCACCGTCTGGTAATAGTCCTGCGGATTCACCAGCAGCAGGATGTTTTCCACACGGCGGGCCTTGCCGTTGGGATCTGCTGCCAGCAGGGAGATCAGGTTGCCCACGGTGGCGGGGCTGAGATCCCGCACCTTCACGGCGGACTTCTCGGGATAAGCGTTGCCGGAACGCACCACGTTGTCGCCCACCTGACGGGTCATGCCGATAGGCTTCTTGTCACCGTCACCGGTCACGATGCCCGCTTCCATGCCGTTGGCGAATGCCTCGTACAGCACTTCGCGCACATAGCGGTCCAGCCACTCGGGGCCAAGATCCAGCATGGCCTTGCACACCGGCAGGAATGCGGAGAGCTTCAGCAGCTGGGCGGGGATCTTCTTAAAGCCGGAGGTCAGCTCCTTGACGATGTCATCGCAGAGATCGCCCCACGCCGCCTCCTCATGGCCGTTGGTGTTCACCATGATCTCCACGGCGCCGCCGGTGGCCCGGAAGTTGATGCGGCTCAGCAGGGGGTGATTGGTCTGGAGATCCTCAAAAACAGAGTCGATCACCGTCTTGGGCAGCACAGCGTCCATGCCGGTCACGGCCTGCCGGGGATCAATGGACTTCATGGCCTCGCTCAGCTTCTGGTAGTAGGCGTGCTCCTCGCCGGTAAGCTGGTGGACGCCCCGGGCCGTCAGGATACGGCTGTCCATTTCCTGACGCAGATCGGCAAGCTGCTGCTCATACTCCTGCTTCACGTCCAGGCCCACACGCTGGAGCATTTCGTCAAAGGCCGCCTGAAAACCGGCAGGGTCATTGTCGGCAACGGCCTTCTGGATGAGGGTGCGGAGCTCCTCGCGGCTCCGGATGTCATTGTTCTGCATAATGTTCTCCTTTCATTTTTAGCCAAACAGGCTCATAATACGGTTTTTCTGCTGGGGTTCGGGCTGAGGCTCCGGGTCTTTCGGGGCAGAGGCGCAGGGCGGTTTATGAACAGTGTCCGCCGCCAACTGCCGAAGCTGAGCGGCAAGACTTTTCTGCACGGTGATCCGCTGCTCCAAGGTCAGGTTGGCCTTTTGCAGCAGAGCCGCAGCCTGGGTCATGTCCGCGTCCTTTTCCGCGTAGCGGTCGGCCAATCCAAGTTCCATGCACTGTTCCGCCGTCAGCCAGGTCTCCGCGTCATACATTTTCTTCAGGGTATCCGGGTCCAGCTTGTCCCCGGCCTTTTGGAGATAGGCTTCCATCCCCGCCTGATTGATGGTGTCCAGATTGTCTGCGGCCTTTCGCAGCTCAGCTGCGTTTCCGTAAATACCCATGCTCATGTTGTGGATCATCATGAGGGCGTTGCGCGGCATCACCACCGTGTCGCCGGCCATTGCAATGACCGAGGCGATGGAACAGGCAAAACCGTCCACATACACCGTCTTGTGGGCGCTATGCCGCTTGAGCTGGTTGTAGATGGCCGTGCCCTCAAATACACTGCCGCCGTAGCTGTTGATGTACACGGCGATCTCTGTCGCCTCCGGATGCTCTGCAAGAGCGTCCCGGAAGGCGTTGGCGCTGGTCTCGCTCTGGATCGTCTCGTCGGTCCACCAGTCATAGCTGTCGCCCTCCACGTCTCCGTAGATGTAAAGCTCCAGCGTCTTGGCGTCCTCCGCCCGCTGCTTCAGCGCCCACATTCTCCGTTCCTTCTGCTTGGGATTACTCATTCCCGCTGTCTCCTTTCTGTGCGCTCATTTGCTGCGCGGCTTCTTGGATCCGCGCAATGTTCAGGGTCAAAAAGTGTTCATCGGCCCACGGCTCGTTGATGGTGGCCTGGTTGGCCGCCCGCAGCACATCGTTGACCGAGAAAGCGCCGCTGCCCACCAGCTTTTCCACGTTGGCAGCGTTGGCAAACATGTCAAAGTGAAGGATGGCGGAGGAATCTACCCGGACAAAGTTGCCCTGCTTCCAACCGTCAAAGCCATACCGCTTTCGGGTGATCTCCTCCTGGAGCTGATCGCAGATGGGGTCAATACACTGGGTCAGAAAGCGGCTGTTGGCGTCCGCTGTGCCCTGAACGGTGCCGTTCACCAGCACAGCAGGGATCAGAAAGCCCCGGGCGGTAAAATCGAAAATGTCCTCGATCAGGTTCCGCACGTCCCGGCTGTCGCCCACCTTGCCATCGCCAGACTTGTTGACCTGCTGATAGTCGTAGCCGTCAAACTCCGGGAGCACCGCCGCGCCGCTGCCAAAAAACGGTTTGATCTGCTGCTCGATGATCTTGGCGAAATTTTGCTCAAAATCCTGCGTGCCGGATGCGATCTGATTTACGTGGACCTTCCAGTGCTGCCCACGCTCCCACTGATAGCGGCTCATAGCCGCTGCCACCAGCCGCATGTAGGACTGGCACAGACCGTCCACCACCGGGCGCATGGCGTTGTGGTGGAGCTTTAAGTGCAGCACTTCGTTTTCCCGGAAGGTTTTTTCATAGGCGGTGTCGCCCACCGTCACGTTGATGTACTCATTCATCCGCATCGGCCAGAAGGTGTTCTGCTGCCAGCTGTCCGCCACCATCACCGCGTCCATGCCGTCCCGCCGCTTACTGGAGATCATCAGCGCTTCATTGTCCAAAAACAGCTTGGCGATCAGTTTATGCCAGAAGGCGGAGCTGTTCTGGTTCACATTGGGCTCCACGTTCCACAGGTAATACTCCTGCTCCTGGATCTCCTCCCGCCCCCGGAAGGTCTTTACCTCGCAGCGCCCAACGGCGTTTGCCACCATGTTCACGCAGGTCCAGAATGAAAGCTGCCGCGCCTGGAAGTCTTCGGCCGCCGCCAGCAGTTCTTGGCAGGATACCTCTGCCGTGGCGGTTCGTCCGCCCTTTCCCGCCAGCCATTCAAAAAATCTCAATCCCATAGTTCAGCCTTTCTCCGGTCCGAATCGGACCGTTATAGTCTGATGGCCCCCATCAGCGGGGCCGCCAGCGGAGCGCCGGTACCCAGCAGTGGTTCGATCGTCATACTGGCCACCAATGCCATAAAGGGGTCTGTCTTTCGGCTTTTTGCCTCGATTTTGGCGTAGATAAAGTTTCCGGTATCGACCCCCTGCTTCCGTGAGCTGCGGACCCGCTTGGTGTTGTTCACGCCCCATCGCAGGTGAGGCTGATCGCCCCAGCAAAACAGCTCCCGGTCAAAGCATTCCTGGATCACCGGCTCTACCTGCATAATGTCTGATGGCCGTACCAGCTTCACTCGGTTCTTGTCCGCCGCGTCAAAGCCGATGGCGCGCATACTTTCGGAAACCAGCGTCCACCGGTAGTGGTCCATTGCCAGCGCCTTGATGTTGTAGCATCTGGCAGCGTCCTGGATGTATGCCGCGATCAGATCAGGGCTAATGCTTACATCATCTACCGCCGTCAGGTGACCCTCCTTTGCCCACGTCTGCCACGGGGCCTTGATCCGCGGCAGGGTTTTGGATTGCAGGCAAACCCATGCGTGGTTGATGTCAAACCGGTCTGCGCCTCGCCGGAAGTGGAGGTTGACTGCCGCCCAGTCGCTCAGTTCCGCATAGTCCAGGCCCACCGTGCAGGTCCAGCCGCGCAGATCAGGCTGTGGCTTATTGGTCTTGAGGATCTTTTCATAGTCCGTCACGCTGATCTCCTGGAATCCGGCCCGCAAGCCCATCCGTTTTGTCAGGAAATCGCCGTTTTGCTCCGGGTGCTCCACCCAGTCCCGGTATTCGTCCGCCGTCTCCTGAAACAGATCCGGCAGATAAAACAGGGATGGGTTTGCCATGTACCAGTTTTCCGGATCATGGACCTGCTCCCGGGTCTCCAAGCAGCAGATGAAGGGAAGAAAGCCGTTGTCCGGCTCGTTTTCAAATAAGATCCGCCGTCCTCTGGCCAGATAGTCATCCAAAGGCCCGTCATTGACTTCGCTGTTGGAGGTAAAGATCCCCACACGAGGCTGAGCTACCTTGCCCTGACCGGTAATAAACACCTTGATGTTGCTGTAGTTTTCAAATTGGTGGACCTCGTTAAAGATCACCATGCCGGAGCGCATACCGTCCCGACCCTTGGGGTTGTTGGTGCGGCCCTTGACCACGCCCCGGTTTTTCCGGCCCTGAACCAGCTTCTTTGTGTGGTAGTAAAACCGCTTCAGCTTTGCTTCGCTCTTGGGAAGCTCCAGCGTGTTCACCAGATCCAGCACCGGCGTCATGGCCTGTTCCTCGTTGTTGGCGCAGATATCTACGTTGTAGCTGCCCACCGGGTTGTAGGGAGAGGTAGCGCACATGGAGATAAATGCGATAAAACCGTCCTTTCCCGCGCCACGGCCAACCATGGAAAACAAGGTCTTCCACCGGGGCCGTCCGTCAGAAGTGTAGGTGCACATCCAAAGCGCAGTCAGAAACCGCTCCCACAGGAAAAGATCTTTATACGGAAAATATCGGGACAAACTCAGATACCGCCGAAGCTGCTCTGTATCCACCCGCAGATCTTCTGTCTCGAAGCACCGCCGGATATGCGCCGCCAGGGCGTGCTGCTCCTGGCAGGCCCGGGGCTTGTCCGCCTCCACCGCCTCCAGATACGCCGCGACCTCCGGCGGCAGCTTACAGCTCATCGTCCATGCCTCCCGGCACGTCCGATTTTGCGGCGGCGTCCTTAAAGCCAAGCGCCGTCCATACGGCCAGCATTTGCCGGGCCACCTGAATTTCCAGAGATACGCTGCGGTTTTCCGTAATGCGGCCACGGTCATCTATCACGGAAAGACCGCGCTCAGCCACATCCGTTTGTAATTCCTGCCGCCGCACCCAGAAGTCCAGATACTCGTCCACCTTGTCGGTGTACGCTTTTTCCAAAAGGCCTCTGGCTTCCAGATTGTCTAGCATGGACTTTTTCAGTTCCCGGTACTGTTTGGTTTTTCTCCAGTCCTTTGTCTGCTCCATAAGGCTCCTCCTTTCCCGCTTCTTTCCGTCCGGCGCACACGGCGGCTCTCGCATAGCAGCCAGAGCCGCCGACAGGAGGATCAAACCCGCTGCGGCGCAAGCGCCGTCGTGCACACCGGAAGCATGTGTCCGAATCGGACCGTTCAACGGTCTCCCGCTGCACCTCCGCAGCGTTCCGCACCTTCGGCGGCATATCCACCGCCACCGGCGGCGCTTGCGCCCTTTCACCGCCCCTTGGCATTGGCAAGGCGTCTCCGGCCCATGACCCGGCCTCCGTGGTAGGGCACGGAGACCGGAAGGGAAGAAAGAGTGAAGCCGGCACAGGGGCCGGGTCACAAACCGGATCGTGTTTTCCATCAGCCTAAATCAGGCTTGGGCTCTGCCGGACCCTGATAGCTCCAGCTGGACGCCTTCGGCAACCGAATCCCCTTCT